TAAAGTACCACGAGACTTAACTTGCTCTGCTACTTCTTTAAGAGTATGCTCTAGTTGTTTTTCTATAAGCTTCTTCTCTGCCTCAGGTAAATCTTCAAAGTCTTTCCATGTGCTATGATCAGGAACAGGATCACCATCTTCATCGTGACTTTGTCCATTAGCTATAGCATCTAGAATCTTTTCTAATTTACTCTTGTCACCACCACCATTCTTCTGTTCTTGCTCCTTAGCTTTAGATAGGATTTCATAATACTCTCTACAACCTGCCTTAGGTGGTAAGTTATATTGTTTAAATGGATCACTATCTATAGTACACCCACCTTCTGGAAGATACTGCTTATCAATATACTGATTGATCTCCAAGTCCATAGCTATGTTAGCTAGTCTCTTATCTGCAAAGTTATCATGCATAGTAAGATGGAAGAATGCTATATGCAATAGCTCGTGCTTCAAGAGACCTATACGGTGCTCATGACTTAAGCTATTCCAGAATTCCTCATTAATACTAAGCTGATAATTAATATTGTTCTTACTCACACCTGCGGTAGGAACTCTCTTTTCCCAAAGCTTGTTTAGTCCAATGAGAAAGAGCCCGTAAAAAGGCTCCTTCAACATCAGTTCTTTACTTGCTTTAGCTAGACTCTCATGTTTATCCATGTCTCTTAGTTATACTGATTTTATACTTATCCATAAAGGTGAACCCGGCATCCTTAAGCTGCGTCTCTATCTCATTAGAGAAACGAGCTATAGCAAAGCTTTCTTGCAAAGGATCATCTTTCTTTTTCTGAGCAATATTTATAATAGTTGCCCAATCTACATTCTTAAAGTTACCGTCTTTAATAACAGCGTGCTTGTTTACAACAGCACTTATCTGATCAGTGAACAAGCTACTTCTTTGCTCATTACTAATTTCTTTATACAGCATTAAGACATAGACTATGTTAGTGTCTATATCCATATTTTCTAAGATGCTTTGTACAACACTAAGGTTACTCTTATCTGAAGAGTTAGCCATGTTTAGCATGTTGATGTACTCAGCCTCAGTGATTTTAAGATTACTAGTCATTTATCTTTTGGGTTTTTAACATCCACAACGGTGGATTATCTAGGTTAGTTATCCATTCTTTTGCACTTGGTATATAACCATTGCAATCTTCTTTTACATGTTGTTCACCTATGTAGCGAACCATAACTCTTTTACCATCTGAGTTAGTAATGTGAGAACCAAATTCTTTTTCACATTCAAAGATACCTTCACTGTGATGTCTAAATAATCTATGACGGCTATCACCTAGCCAAGACTTAGTAGCATCAAACCAGTTGTGAATATCTAGGTAATCTTCTATTTGCCCACCCCATTTATTAACAGAGCTACGGGCATGATCATATGGATGAGCCATTAGTAATCTAGATCTTCAATATCTATACTCTCGTATGCTTCCGCGGTTGTTCTTACATAACCATTTACAGAAACCGTGCTGTCTTCTACATCAATAGATACATTACCGTAACCACCATCGTTGTTATACCAATCCCAGTCATAGTGATTATTTAAGATATGGTAACCAAAGTCTTCTAGTTCTCCAGAGAACATCTCATTTACTTTTACATATTCATCTGTACCATATCTAAATGGTTCAAAATCTATATCACTAATAGAACCTGAGTCACCTGACCCATCATAGTTTATGTATACACGGGTAACACCCTCATCTCGTAGTCTTGAGATAAGTGCACTTAATTTAATACTTGCCATATTACTTTTGTTTATAGAACCTTCCCAGTATGTTTGCGTTTAACCAGAAGTCTTTCTCTAGTACTTCACACATAAACTGGTACTTTACTTCTTGATAAGAAAGCTCCGTCTTGGAATAACATATCTTTAGGATAGTCCTTTTGATTTGTACCCCAGCCTTGTGAGCCGCCTTAAGTTTTTCATTACTACTATAGTAGTTTTGATATACAGTTTTTCTTACACGCTTGTAAGCCTTCTTGCGTTTATCAGTAGGCATAGCCTTCTTAGAAAGCTTTGTCTTAACATCCGCAAAGAAGTTCTTCTTGCCTATGTAGGACATTCGCCTACCATCTAGAATAACATCCATCTGGTAGACAAATCCCACAGCACCATCAGGAATCATGTCCTCGGTGAATTCTTTAAATTGATATGACCAGCTCATGGTATCTGTATACCTAAAGTACTTGCAGCTAGCTCTGCCATAATGCTAGTAGTATTACGATGAGTATCCTGTGCGTCATATCCCTGAACTTCAGCTAATATAGTAAGCATTACTTTATCAGCTTGATCAGGTAAGCAGTACTTCTGAATTCTATTACGAAGACGCTCATGTCTTGTAAGAGGTGTTTCATATGTTACTCCCTCTTGCATAGGATATGTTGTTAATGTTGATGACATAATTTTATTTTTTTAATGCTTCTTTTAATAAAGGGTGTAAGAACTTTCTTACTGTTTCTATTCCGTGTTCTTTTACAGAGTCGGATAAATCTTTTTCTAGGGTAAGATGTATAGCAGGAATATTATAGGCATCTTTATATTTCTTCATAGCCTTGATACCTGCCTCATCATTATCAAATAGAGTACATATTGCTTTATACTTTATTTTATAGATGTCCATAACTTCTCTACGGATAATCGTGTTCTCACTATCCGGAGCGACAACTTCTATGTTATATCCAAACTTAGTAAGACACATAGCATCCTTAAGAGAACTACAGATTACAAGATTAGGTTGGTCAAACTTTAGCTGATCAGTACCTTGTATATAGTTCTTCACCTTAAGAAACTTATGTTCCCTTACTTTAGGTTGATATATTTTATAAACCGATCCGTCATCTCTCAGATAGCCGTAAATATAGTTACCTCTAATTGTTAATGTATCTATAGTATTTTCATTAACCTTTTCCATATCATAACTAGCGATAGGAATAACATTATACTTAGCAAGAGTATTAGAATCTATACTATACTTTGTCCAGAAAGCAGCATCTAGATTTGTCCAATCTCTTTTTTGGTAGGATGTTACTTTATAGCTAGCCTGTTTCTTAAAGGAATTAAGAGAATACTCCCCGCCATTCTTTAATAAGAATTCATTATAGTCCTGAATTACTTTTTGAATAGCCTCGAAGTATTCTATATTATTTAACTCTGATACAAGTCTTAGAAAGTTACCACCTTTACCAGTAGAGAAATCATTGAATAGGTATTTACCATCTTTACAATAGATTACAAAACTAGGAGTCCTCTCTGCAGGATTAAACAAAGATTTAATCTTTACGGTTTGACCAGTTAGTTTCTCATCTAATCTACAATAAAATTCAAAAGCCCATACTGATGGAACTTCTGATACATCTGATATAAGAAATCTTGTACTAATCATAACAACAAAATTAGTGGGGGAAACTGAATGTCTCCCCCTTAATTTTATAATTCAAAATCTCCAGCTACATTACTTGTAGTAGGAGTACCCTCACCAAAAGACTGAACGGTTTCGCTCTTACTCTTCTTGATATGGATATCATTATTAAATTTAACAACCTTACTAGCCTGCTCCTCCACATTAGCGTTCTCATAAGCTAGTCCATCTTTAGACCACTTCGGTAAATATAAATCAAAGTTTGTATAGTTATCCTTATTAGTATACTCTCTACCTGCTATACACATTCTAAGATGTTTACCCGCATATGGCTTATCGATCTCAAGCTGATTAACAAAGTCTTCAATCGTAGCATGCTTATTATCTTGCTCATTAACCCAGTTGCCGATATGTAAAGCCTTAAACAAATTGCTAATAGCTTTAACAATTTCTACATCTCTGCGAATAATGATACCAGACTTAGTCTCCCCATCGGAATAAGGATACTCGCTGAATCTAACTCTACCTACCTGACCTTTGTAACGACCTTTAGTTGGATCGTCTTTGTCAATATAGAAACCTTCAAACTCTTCTCCCATATCTGGACCTTCTACATTTAGTAGTAAGTTAAAAGCACCTTTCTTGTAAGGAACCTCAGATAAAGTGATACTGTTAATTTTTACAACCTGTACACCAGGCGATAATGTTTTTGGGATAGAGCTACCACTACCCGTGTCGATGTTTTTTGTACTAATCATTTTTTTAAATTTAATCTATGAATACTTTGTCCCAGTTTACTACTACTGTTTCATCTACTAATTCAGATACTTCTATCTCTTTATTACGTAAATGTTCAGGTCTAGCGCCGCAGGCTATCTCATCTGTAGTTTTAAAACTTAAAATATTTTTATTACCTTTTCTGAAAAGATAACCGATAGCATCCGAGTTAGATGTGGCTATAAGTTTTAACTTACCTGTTAGAGCTAAGTCTAAAGATGTAAAGTTAGAACCATTTTTTTCTAATAAGGTATCCTTAACGTGACCTACAAGGATAGTTCTTGGTGCCCAGGTTTTGATATAATCAATAACTTTTACGAAGGCTTCCCTTAACCAGGGATAACCGGCACCATTTGGTAGGTTAAGAAGACTACCGTGTTTGGCTTTCCCTTCGGTCGGCCAGTTCTTACCCATCGGAGAACGGGTATAGAGTTCTTCAGCATAAGGAATACACATCTCTTCTAATGCAGTGATGGTATCTACAGCAATATATTTATACGGGTTACCCGCTTCTTTAATTGCTGCACCTATCTGCTTTATTTCAGCTAAGCTCGTAGCTTTAACTTTCATAGCATCAACATAGTCACTACCGTTTTCTAAATCTAGAATTAAGCAATCATCTAATTGAGAAAGTAAAGTTGTCTTACCAGCTTTAGGCTTACTAAAAATAATCAGGTTCTTCGGACTCTTATGAGCAGCCGGAACCTTTCCTGTAGGTAATTTGATTTCCATTTTATTTAATTAAATCATTTAACCATTTCTTTTTGCTAACTGGTTTATTCCAGATTATAGCAGCTAAATCTCTAACGGTAAGCTGATCAAATGGAGCATCTTGATCTACATCCATAATCTCATCAAAGCCGTCGAAACTTAATTTAGTTTGAACTTCTTCAACAGGTATATCAACACGAGTAAGTTCAGATACAGGAACAAGATATCGTTCGCTAATGTTATCATCACTTTGAATACATTCATACTCCTCTACATAATACGGATTGAACTTCCATTTGTATAAAGTACGTTGTGGATCCTCGCATTCCATCTCCTTGCTGACAAACTCCAAATACAAATCTTGCTTAAGTTTAAGTTGACTAGGGAATAATGCGATATGTTTACCGTCTTTTCCAATAGGTTTGTAAGCAAGGGTTGGTACGTACATCGCATCAGCAATACCTAACTTTTCAAAAGTTTCTTCATGGTATTCCCGAAGCTCTTTAGTACGAGCCCTTCTGTCTAGTTTTTCTGTTTTAATAGCCATCATCTTGTATTTAATCGTTTCTCTTGTCTTGGAGGAGCCGGTATTTCTAATAGGCTCATCTTCTCAAATTCGCATTTAAAGAAACTCATTCTGGTATCCCCATTCCTACATTTCAGGAAGTGCATAACCATAATGTTTTCATTATCAATGATATACCTGTCAGGACCGTAATAGCGAATCTTAAAATATCCCGGTCTGTTTATACCTACAAGTATATCGGCATGCTGTAATAATGCATCAGCTCCCATCAAATCAGAAGTAAGGATGTAGTTCCCAGCTCTACCATCTTCATTTCTTTCGGGGCTGTCTATGTTCCTATTAAGCTGGCTAAGAATAATAAAAGATATAGGATACTTTCTTTTAACCTCTGTTAGCATCTCACTTAGGTTATAAAGCATCTCATGTTTGTCTTTCTCATACGTAGCTTGCTTAACAAGATAGGAGTGATCAAGAGTAACTATTGTATTAGTATATGTCTTAACATCATCTATAACAGAAGCGTGTTCTTCCATATACATTTCAATAATAGTCTTGATTTCAGATACCGTTCTCGGTTTTTCCACAACGTCGATTGGATATCTTACTCTCTCTTTAGCATAATCATAGCATGCTTGTAAATCTGTGTCTGCTATAGGAGCATCAGCACTACACAAATATTTATACGATTTACCGACGACGCTAGAGAATTCTCTTAGCGCGGTAACACGTGCCATCATTTCAAACTGAAATTCTAAAACTCTAAAGCTTTGCCCTTTATTCAGGACGAAAGCTTGGTTAATAATATTATCCTTAACTAGAGTCTTACCGGCACCAGATCTACCTGCAATAACAGTTAGAGTGTTCCATTCAATACCGTCAGTTCCCGCATCATTAAATTTTGCCCAAGGAGTTTTGATACTTTTTATAGCACCATCCTTCCTACCTTTCATATAATGAAGGGCTTGGACAAAACCATCCTTCTGCCCTTTCCAAGGCTTTGCGATTTCTGACATGTACGTGGTAATTAAGTCCTACTGGGTCCAAGGACTTTTCGGACGATAAAATTATACAATTTATACGATCCTACAAATAAAAATTCAAGAATTAATGAACAAATATAGGACATATTAACAATGAAAGTATCAATAATTAACCAGCAAATAACTGATAGCGCTATTGATACTAACAACATTTCTAAATACATTAACTTTCTCTCAGTTGTCATACTACTTTCTCTTGTATATGGTTATTATCTTCATCATGACCGCCGTTTAGAATGATCTCACAATATCCGGCAAGCTCTGACTCCCAAGTCTTATCTATATTCTGCTTACGAATAAAGTATTGGGAGTTTTTCATATAAAGAAAGTTCGTCTTCTCATAAGTATCTACATAATAAGCTGCAGCACTTAGTATGGTTTCCCAACTATAGTCATAGTTTTTAAAGAACCAATCGAAACATTTCTTTATATCATTCTTAGGGAGACGGGCAGGTTTACCGCTAGGTAATTTACCTTTCGGAAACATGTTAATATAAGCTGTAACATTATCATCATCGTTAAGCACGGCTACTCTGTCAGCTAGGGCTTTCATGTTTCCGAATGCATTAGATGCATCAGCTACTAGTTTGTTACCCTTCTCTGTAAGAGTACCTTTCTCGGCATCTTCAATGAATCCTTCTCGTACCAGGAGTCTTAACTCTGTATAGATATTTATGTTAGCAGGTCTTACCTTATTCACAATACCCCATAAAGTATAGAAACTATTAGGTGTGATATTGTTCTCTACTAAGAAATCAAATAGCTCTTTCATCTTGTAATTCTTGTAACTTCAAATTTACAAAGGTTTCTTTTCTAGAGTTAAGAGTTTCCATAATTTTATTCCATACGGATAGTATAACCCTATCTCCCATCTCTATAGCATTAGTTACAACAGATCCCGCGTGTATCATATTAGAGTGGTGAGATACTTTAGCACCATGTCTATTGTTTAATACTCTTACCATATGCG